AGCCGACTTGGTATCTCCCATTCACCTGCCATCCCCAGAGCCCCTGGAGAATCGGTTTGTTTTATCCGAGTAAGTCGCGGAAGTTATCCGGACCTACCGGCAAAGCCGACTTGGTATCTCCCTGAGGGTCATATGACCCCTGTCCACAGTTCACACTGCGGACCCCTTCACGAGTTTGATGTTGACGACTCGTGGGCGTCCCGCAAACATCAAGTGGTCCTCTCCGGAGGTTGGCAACAACCGGAGTTTTGGATCGGAGTTTGCATCTCGGAGCTCAGTGGATTCCACTAAGTTCCATGCATTAGCGAGGGACTCACCCGAAAATCTTTCGGGTAGATTCCTCTCTCTCCGCTCCATAGCGAGGAGACACTTGAGAAGGGCACCAGCGTCCCCAAGAACATCCTGGGGAGGTTTGGCGCGGACGACCCAACCCCTGACTAAGGGAGTTTGGTAGTCCCGGTGAGTCTCTTGGACTTCATAGCCCAAGGCTGACTCACGGCCTAATACCGGGGAGGTGGGGAGGACAACCGGAAAGTATTTTATTACTTTCTTGATTTCCTCATCCAACCATCTACATGTCTGCCAGTAACCCGCCCAATAGAGCTGGTTACGTAGCGAAACCGCAGATATAACCTCGGTTGCTTGCGTCCGTTTGGTAGGAAGTACCTGACGAACACGCGTTATACTAACGTCGTGCCCATCATAATACTCCTTACCGCAAGACTCCCGGAACTTACCGTTCCAGAAAGACTTGCCCATGTTCACTCGAATCCCAAAAGATTCAAGGACATGGATAACGGAATGCACATAGTCGACAGGGACAACGATGTCGTCCCCGAAGACACGCACCCTACCGATGAACGATTGTATCGTTCTACGGTCGAGTGATGTGTTGAGTTCTCTTTCAATTCCCAAGAAGATCATGGTCAGGAAGACCAAGGCCTCCATAGGGAAACAGAGAGCTGAACCCATAGTCGCGTATTTGGCTAGTCGAATGACATCACCATCTACGTCAGCCTTCCGAGATCTACATGCATCCACCGCATCATGCAAATGAATGTGGTTTCGCAGTAGATTCCGTACATGCTGATTCGAAACACGATCAGAAGCTTCACTCAGATCGAGTGTAGCTAAGGCTCCATACTTGGAACCTTCACACGCCATCTCCTGGTTAGGAGGTTGGTGTCTGTGTCCAATCATAGCCCGGAGGTAGTCAACCTCTTTAAGGGCTAACCAGAGTGAATTAGCAATGGCCTGTTGGCTATATTGCATAGCCGTAGGTTCAATGCCAATAATTCTGGGTGTTTTGAGCGTCTTAGGAACGGAGACAACCCTAACGGGTATCTCCATACCGGGTTCGAGGAGGTGGATGGAGTCCAAGTTCTCGTAATAACGAGAATTCGGTATAAGGTATTCTCCCATTGGAAAGTACCCCTCCAAACGAGAAGGCCAAGTGCTTTGCAGATACTTTGTGTTTCCACGAAGTTTATCTGCTGTCGCGCCTGGTCCATGCTTTGGTAGGAGCCTACCTTCGTAGATCTCACGATCCACGTTGGTAAACGCTCCCGCATAAAGCATGGCGCTAACACGTCGGAAATTAGACCATTGCTGGTCCGAGATCCTACTATCAGCGACTCTCACCTCCTTCTCACATTGCAGGAAACCTGCCATCGCACGATCTCGACGCTCTTTCGAGCACTCAAGATCAATCTTGCCAAACATCAGAGTCATCTGACGAATAGCAAGAATTGCATCGATGTCAGGAGATTGCAACAACACACCACTAGTTCGGTCGAATATCAGATCGAGGAAACCTCCGAGAAATCGGGGGAGACCTGCCTGCCAAGGAAATCCCTGAAACAGGTTGCGATCTACCTGACCACGGTCAAGACACTTTTCGGTGTCCTTTCCGAACTCAGGTAAGGTTATCGTCAAAAACGAGAACCCTTCATGTTCGTACCGGCTCTGAACATAGTTTATGTCCAGAGTGGCGCTAGTGCAACATCTGATAGCGGATTCCTCCGCTATCTTTTTCCAGAGTAGCATTAGGCTTTTCAAAGCCCCTCCTTATATAGAGGTGGTCTTTCCTTAGCCTACGCCATCGAATTGCTACAGATTAGTAGCCAACTCCACAGTAATCATTAACTGCGGACATGGCAATCTGTACGATCTTGATCGTGCAAACCATCGTGAGTATTAACATCGCGATGGCCAGCACAATCGCTACCCAATGTAGTTTCGAGTAGCGGTTGTTGATCAGCTCTCACCTCCAAGAAGCTTGGAGATCAAGAGATCCGAAGACGCCGTGAACTGGCCTTTGAAGCCAGCATATACGGCGAGCTGCTCCGCAGCCGTGTACCCCACGATCGGCGTGTCGAAGACGATGTAACAACTCATCGACTGCTTCACGTTCGTCGCAGGGATAAACGGATCAGCGGAGATCTTCGCATGATCGAGACGAAGCGAACGGCGGTTCCTCTTCCCGTAGGTCGAGGCAGCCGTCATCCGCACCAGTCCGTCCGCACTCAGGTATGACGATGTATCCTTGCCTACGCTTACGCGAGGCAGGGAGATCGGCACAGCCGAGATTGTGACTGACTGGGGGTCTGCATATGACATAGGCACTACTCCTTTTTCTGCTCCATATTGGAACAGTTTGTTTGGTTGACGCTAGTGTAATCACTAGCCACTACGTTCGGGATAAACCGAGCGCAGCCGCTATGGCGGTCTGGAGAGGTGACAAACCTTCCCAGGTGACGCCAAACCCAAAGGGGTTTGCCGCGCGTCTTAACTTCGTCTCAGTGACGAAAGTCAGGGGCGCAACGTCAGGCCGGAAACCAGCTTGATAGCTGGTCGGCTCATAGGTATAGATATGACGTACGATGGAATGTTCCATCATATATCCATACCGCAAAACCAGACCAAAGGTTTTCCAGGAAGAGAGATTGTGAATCACATCTCCCGCATTGGAGAACCAATCGATGGCCCAGCTCCATGGTGTGAGCTCCCAGAGAACATCTGGGGTGATGTTGGCGCCAAACACTCGTTTGGCTTCAGTTGCATTGTGTATCATTCCTTGCCGGGAGTCATATCCGGTAGGTAAGTGATACATGAACGCTCCTGAAAACCAACGCCGCCGTACGGTCTCAATCGTACGAGTTACCACACCATTTCCAAATCGAGTCGTCCAATTGCCATCCGCGAAACTCCCATACCAGGGAGAGACGTTTGTGGCAAAGGTTGACTGCGATCTGGAATTTTCTGTTGGGAAATAGTATTGACGCCTTACCTGGCGGCCAGCATCACGCTCATACTGTCTCATGACAGCATCAGCTTTGCGGACCGCCTCTGCATGACTTTGTATGTCAGACAGAAGAGGTAGCCATCCGAACGTTACGTTCAGAAATTCGTCTCCCGCATCAGCGAGAAGGCGAATCTTTCTTTCCCATAGGCGCATGCCGGGCAAGTTTGGAATTCCATCCTTGACCAGCTCACCTAGGAAAGTGGCAGCGTCTGCTATTGAGTTAGTGGGCGAACATCGAGAGATCGCAGTCGCTCCTGCCGCATCCAAGCCAGTGTTTCCACTGGCAATAGATGCAGGGAACGATATCGATAATGGATTTATTGGAAAGAGCGTTGATTCAAAAGAATCATACTCAGACCAATTTCCATCATCGTATACCTTCAACGTCTTCTTGTATGGAGTCCCTTGGGATTCCACATAAGATTTCGTCGAAGAAAACGGTCCACCGATATCACCACTACCAGGCTTAATATCCCGGTAGGGGTGGCCCTCCGTCACAGTAATTTGTGACCCCGTCGGAAGACGAACCGTAGAATCCACCTTGACTTGTGTTACGTCATAGGGGGGCGATTTAACTAAATCGCGAAAGGTTATCTTCTCCTTGAAAGAAGAAGAAACCAAACTTCTACGTTTGGTCTCCAGCACGGGCAACAGAGCTCCTTTGGATATGTACGCAAACTTACGTTTGCGGGTGATTTGCACTGCGTCGGCGAGCACCTACCCTGGTGC